CAAGATTTGATTGCAATCCAGCTTAAAGCGCAAGCGACATCATTGCTGCGTATGGCGGTTGGTGCTGTCACAAGTGCAGAAAGAATGTCTTTTGTATTGCCAATAGAATAATTAAGGCTGTTGCTTAAAGAATCAGAAAGTTGTTGAAAGCCTGCTTGAGTAACACCGGCATATCGCCCAGTAAGAATTAAAGAATCACGAAGTGCATCAGACTCTTGCGACCCTTTATAAAATGCAAACCCAAGAATACCAACAGTTGCAGTGACAGCAGTTAAAGCAACCGCAACAGGCGAAATAGCTTCCTTTAGCAACCGAAACGCATTGCCAAACCCGCCCAATTGATCTTTAAGTTGACCGCCCTGCTGCAACAGCGCAACCATTGCACTTTGACCAGATCCAATCTGCGTTACAAAGTCAGTGATCTGATAACTGATGCCAAGCTTTTGCTGCTCAGTCAGTCCTGCGTTTACTTTTTTAACCGAGCCGGAAACGGCGTCGTAAGCAGCGGCAGCGTTTAGAAGCGATTGGCGCTGCTCAGGACTCGCTGTACGGTACTTCCCGGTAGCGATCTCCCTCTCCATCACTTGGACGCGACTGAGGGTCTTTCCGTAGTCCTCAGTGGCATGGGTGATTGACTTAATGTCTGCGGCTATTTGCTCTGCTTGCGCTGCCTTTTTTGCGGAAATTGCAACTGCGTCGTATGCGGCCGCTTGATTCCTAATTGATGCAATTTCTTGTTGCGTGGCAGTTCTATATTTTCCTGAAGCAATTTCGCGCTCAATTAATTCAACTTTGGTTAATGTTTTTCCATAATCTTGTGTAGCAAAAGCAAGCTGTTTAATATCATCAGTAACTTTTTTACTTTGCGAAGCCTTTTCTGCCGCAACAGCAATTGCATCATAAGCAGCAGCAGATTTTAAAAGAGCATGGCGCTGCTCTTCTGTTGCAGTTCTATATTTTCCTGAAGCAATTTCTCTTTCAATGCTTTGAACTTGCGTGAGAGTTTTTCCGTAATCTTGTGTGGCAAAGTTTATTTTTTGAATGTCTGATGATATTTGCGTGTTTTGCGCTGCTTTTTGCGCAGATGCTGCAACCGCGTCATAAGCCGCAGCCTGATCTAGCAATTTAGTTTTTAACTCTATAATTGCATTCTTATAACGGCCAGATGCCACTTCTCTTCCAACTAATTCAACTTTTGAAAGAGTCTTTCCGTAATCATCTGTTGCAAACTTTAATGCAGTGATTTCTTTTGCCGCAGCATTGGAATCACTTTTAATTTCGCGTTTAAGAGATTTATTTGCGGCAATGGCTTTGTCAATTGATGCAGTAAATTCAGCAGTATCCAATCCAAGGACAACACCAAGTCGAGCAATATTGTTTGAGGCCATTACTATTTCCCTTTACGTTCTAATTTCTTGGCGTAAGCAGGTATTACATAACTAAGCTCAGATTTAAGCTTTTCTAGCACTTGTTGAGATAAAGCCTGCAACGAAGGACGAAGAAAAGGTTGAGCCGATAGTTTGCTCGTACCGAATTCCTGCGCTAATGACACTGCGCTTTTCTTTACTGATACAACAGCAATGGCCGCGTCTGTCTCGCTAACGTAATCGGACATTCGGTCTTTTTCAGTAGGAATTCTAAAATCTAGACGAACTGTATCCCGCAAATGAACCGGGCCTAAATTCTTTTTGTCATAGGGCGCAGTGGCCTGCACCTGAGCGTAAACAGGTTGCATGGCAACTCCCGCTGCTCTAGCGAGAGTGCCTCTTGCAATTGTGTCTGCGCGGAAACCTTTGGCCATTTCAAGCAATTGCTGCTCGAATTCATCAAAGCCTTCAAGTTTGTAGCTTTTATCTGGTGGCTGATATTCAGACATCTTCTAATCCCAAATGTTTCAGCCCGCCAGGCCTCATTGTCAAGAATGATAACAGTTGTTGATTTGCCTGGTCTTTTATTTCTTCTTCCGTAGGCGGAACAATAATGTACTCATGCATTGACGGTAAAACATCTTTGATTGTGTACGGCGGAACACCTTGTTTCAATTTGGAATTAAGGTTTCCAGTTGTAAGCGAACTTAGCGCAATCAATAATGCTTTATTGCCAATAAACCCATCACTAATCAGAATCTCAATGTGCCGCATATCATCGGCCGGTATTGAGTCAGGACATCCGCCATGAGCGTATATGTACGCCCTGGCTTGCTGACGAATGTCCCTGATTAGTTTTTTCTAGATTCCTTGTAGCCAGGTTGAATAGCCTCACCAATCTTAGTCAGGATCTCAACCTGAACCGAAAACGGCCATTCGGCGTCAATGTCTTCATAAGTAATATCATCAAGATTGCCCGTCTCCGTCACAAGCAACCGGATGTATTCCACAATGCGGTTTTCAACCTTCATTGCCGACTTTACAAGCTCTGCAGTTGACCGACCTTCAATTACAACGTCATCAACGGTAAATTCAATGCCTTCACCCGGCTGAATTCCGTTGATAGCCTTTTTGTAACGCGCAATAAATTTATCATTGTCAACCAAGTCAGTTCGTTCGTTGATTGCATCCATCTCATGACTAAGAGGAATACGAACCTTAAACGTATGCCCGCCAAGTTCAAAGGTTTTAATACGAAGCGAAACGGTATCGCCAAATGCTGCGGATAGTTTTGTCATGTTATTTTGCCTTGATAATCTTATGGTAAATGGCTTCGTTTAGATCAACCGCATAATCGACCACTTCTTCTGGCGTCATGCTATTGGCATGGTGCTTTGCAATATCATGCGCCAAAGAAACAGCAGTCAGACGTTGCTGCGGAAACCCAAACCAATCTTTGCGGTGCTCTGCTTGATTAATTAGGTATCCGAGCAAGTCATTATTGTTTTGTATTGTCGTTGTCATTTCACTCTTTTACCGGAAACATTTCCGCAAGCAATTGAAGAACCATTTGTTCCGCAGTGTCAGGGTCAGACAATTCAAGCGAATCGGCCACTTCCTGCGGGTCCAAAACCAGCCCGCGACAGGCCAGTTTTAGATCACCCTTTACACCGACCAAAAACTCTACAGTAGAGTCAAGATCATCCATTAGCTATTGCTCCAGCCGTATTGATTGCCACGCGGGTGCAGAGTAAACATGCACTTTGCTTCCGCGCCTGGTGCCGCGTCAATCTGAAACTGACTGGCCCGAGCGTTAAAAGCGTAAGCAATCGTATTAGCTCCTTCAGTCGCCGCAACAACGTAGGTGCGATCCACCACGCCGCTGTAAGCATCTGCGCGGATGAGAAGCAGGCCAGTATCAGCAGGATTCCAAGCGGCCGTGATGGTCAGGCTGGTGGGCGCAGATTGTGCCGGAATCTTGTCCGATTGCCTTGAGCCGGCAACGCTAAAACTTGCGACGGCATCATCCTGCCCAAATGCAGGCACCGCCTCGACGTTCAGCTGCGTCCCGGCAGCACCAGTGCCGTTTGCCGCAGTGCCGACAATCGTCGCAACTTGAGCCGACCAAACAGACAAATTAGCAGTGGTCAAAACAGTCGGCGTAGCGCCAGTTTGAAGCCACATTGAAGCGGCAAACCCAGGCAAAACTTTATTCGGAATAGCCATAATAATTGCTCCAATTAGGCGTTGTTAGACCAGCCGTACAGATTGCCACGCGGATGCAGGCTGAACATACACTTAGCTTCAGCACCAGGCGCAGCATCAATCTGAAACTGACTAGCACGGGCATTGAAGGCGTAGTAGATGATATTGGGCGAGGCGGCATTGTCACTCGCGGCAATGACGTAGGTACGGTCTACAACGCCGCTGGTTGCGTCGCCCCGGATAAGCAGCAGCGCAGCATCGGAAGGGTTCCATGCGGCGGTGATAGTCATGCTAGTAGGTGCAGACTGCGCAGGGATCTTATCCGACTGACGCGAGCCGGCAACCGTGAAGCTGGCAACAGCATCATCCTGCCCAAACGCGGGAATGGCCTCCACCGGCACCAGGTTTCCAATAACGGCAATAGGCGAAACGCTGGCAACCAGCGACAGTTGGGCAAGGGTCAAAACAGTCGGGGTAGTAGTCGGTTGAGCGTACAGCGCAGCGGTAAATCCCGGCAAAACTTTACTTGGCAGAGCCATTTTTCATTCCTTTAAGATAAGTAAAAATCTTATGTTGGGATATACAACGTGCAGTCTAGATAAATCTGCGCCATCTTTTCTTCGTTGTTGTAACTATTATACAACCAGAAAACGTCAGCTTTTGATATGCCGAATCCATAAGTCGGCCCTCCAAACACTCCGCTATATCCATGCAGGGCTTGCAATATCTGGTTCGAAATTGTAAACCCATCTTCAATTACTTGGGTAAAGATAGAAATCTGGAACACAGGCGTATCAATGCCTTTGACACTTTGCACCGGACCAGTGTAGACAGGCTGATGCACATTGCGCAGCATCCAAGTAACAAACTTGGGCTGTGTGGCAAAGTTGCGGTTA